TGCTGCCGCCGCGAGAGGAAACGCGGGCGACCGAGCAGTACGTTCGCCAGTACCAGAGCGTCGGGCCGCAAGCCCTGAACCTGCTGGAAAGCCAATTCTTCTTCGCGGCCTACACGCCGGGCCTCCCGTGGTTCGCTACGCCACTGTCGGCGAACATCCTCTACAACCCGGCCATCCCGACCGAGATGAAGCAGGGGGCGGGGACGCTGGCGACGATGCGCGACTTGACGACGCTCGCGGCAATGGAACACACCAGCCCGAACGGGTCTTTGGGGTTCTACGAAGGCCAGCGGCAATTGATCCGGTCGGTCCTTGCGTTTGGCTCGGGCCTGCAACTGATCTACGACGATCAGTCCACGCAGAACTTCCGGCTCGACCAGTTTGTGACGCAGCGCGATTGCAAGGGTTCGCCGGTCGAACACGTCACCAAAGAGTGCGTTGACCCACTCACGCTGACGGACGAGCAGATTGATAGCGTGGGATTGAACCGCGAGGAACTTGAGGGCCAGCCCCGCAAGACGCGACAGAAAGACCTCTACACGCTTTGCGAGTACGACCCCCGCACGGGCGAATGGGTCACGACGCAAGAGATCAACGGCAACCAACTGCAAGAGGCACGCCGCGAGAAGATTTGCCGCTACATCGCTCCGGCGATTCGGCTTTCCTCCGGCGACCACTACGGCACTTCGCCCCTCTCTGCCCACCTTGCAAGCCTTGCGGCCCTCGATGAACTCGGGCTGCGGCTTCTCGAAATCGCTCGCATGGTGTCCAACGTCAAGTGGGCCGTGAACCACGGTTCGCCCACTGACCCGGAACATCTCAAGTGGCCGTCGGGCTACGCGATGCGGGCGAGCGTGGTGGGCGGGGTGGTGGGCGACGTTGCCGCGTTGTACGCGAATCCAGGCAGTTCGCCCGGCGTGGTGCAATCGGCTATCGCAGCGACCGAACAGCGAGTGGCCGAGAGCCTTGGCATCATCGCGGCATCGCTGCCCAACGTGGACCGCGTGACGGCCTTGCAGGTCGAGCGCGTGAGCAGCCAGTTGGAGCAGATGCTCGGCGGGGCCTTGTCCTCGTTCCAAGCGACCACGCAGCCGCACCAGATTGCGGTGGTGATGCACGACATCCGGCGATTGCTCCCGTCGATTCCCGACGAGTGGAAGCAATACATCAGCCCAAAGGTTCTCACGGGAACCTCGCTGGCTGTCCAGCAGATCAAGGCTCGCAGACTCGGCGAGGTTGTGCAACTGGCTTCTCAGATGGGGCCGGAAGTCATGGCATCGCTCAACATGAACAACGTGTTCACGGCGATTATGCGACTGAACAACGTGTTCGAGCCGGGCATGGTGAAGACTCGTGAGGAGCAGCAGGCCGAAGCACAGGCGGCGGCACAGTTGCAGGCACAGACGGAATCGGCGATGGAGGGTGGGCGGGTAGCGGCCCGTACAGCGGGTGCTGTTGTTCAACAGCAACTCGCGCCGCAATAGGGGTAAGTGATGGCAGATGCGAATACGGCAGTGGCTACGGCTACTGCGGGTGATGCTGCGCCCAAAGAGCAGCAGCCGGTGCAGGAGGTTGTTCTTGCAGGCAAGTTCAAGGGTTCTACGCCCGAAGACGCGGCGGCTCAGTTGGTCAAGGGGTTGCGTGAACTGCACGCAAGCCAGGGCCTTGTGCCGCTCGCAGAAGGCGACCTGATCGGCGAGGGCAAGCCGTTCAAGACGGTTGCCGACGCGGAGCGTGCGTACAAGAGCGCGGAGCGTCTGGTTGGCAAGCCCAAGGAAGATGCCAAGCCGATCAGCACGCCGATGTTCCCAAAGGAGGAACAGAAGGAACCCGACACCAGCAAGCCGGTCGATACGGCGAAGGTGTTGAAGGACGCCGGTTTCAGCGGCGACGACCTGTACCGGATGCACAAGGCTAACGCGCTTGGCGATTCGGTGGTTGACAAACTCGCCTTGGCCCATGACGACTTCAAGGGCCTGCCTCCGCGTACGCGAATCCCCGCGATGCGTGCGTTGCTCAAGGAAGAGTTTGGCAAGGTTGAGGCGAACGAACGCCGCGCGGCGGAAGTCGTGGGCGGTGCCGACAAGTTGGCCGAACTGGGCAAGAACTGGGAGTCATACGTCCCACCCGAAGAACACGCCCGCATCGTTCGGCTGATGAGCAACCACGAAACATTCGACGCGGCGGCGTTGCTCTTGCAGCAGCACCACACGCGCAAGTACGGCGGAAGCACTGGGCCGAAGCCGATCAACGGCTCCGCGCCGGGGCCTGCCAGTGATGACGAAGTGAGGAAGGCCAAGTTGGACGCGACTGCGCGAATCGCCGCTGGACAGGGGACGGCCAGCGACTTCGCACTTTTCAGGAAGGGGAACAAGTGAGTACCACGATGGAACAACCGAAACTGCTGAACTTTCTGGGTGAGTACGGGCTGGACAAGTACGTGTGGATGAGCCGAGTTGTGGGCGGGGCAATCGAATACAAGGTCGAACTCCGCACCGAAGACGGCCAAACGTACGTCATGGGCGACCCCAAGGACAACGAACACGACGCCGAACAGAGCGCGATGGCGAAGGCCACCGCAATCGGCAAGCCCAAGAAGTTGACCGAGATGCTTGCAGACGCCAAGGTGACGGCGGCGAAGGCAGAGGCGGTCGCAGCCGAGAACGCTGAGTTGAAGGCCAAACTCGCCGCGTTCGAGAAGAACATCAAGAAGTAAAGCATGGGGCGGGAAACCGCCCCTTGTTGTTTTTGTGCAGTCGCAGGCGTGGGTGTACCACGCACGCGAACGCGATCCCACGAGCCGCAAAGTAGCACGCCACGAACAGGACACTCGGCCACGCCGACCCGGTTGACGGACGCGCCATGTAGCGACACCTCGGCATAGGCGGGGTGTCGCTTGCACTGATTCAGAAGGAATCAACACATGGCAGTTTTCATCAATCCGGGGGCCAACGACGGCTCTACGGATGATCGTTCGATGCTGCTCGAAATGTATGTGCAGGGTACTAACCTGCCCATGCAGGCCGAGCCGGTGTTTGACAACACCAACATTGCTGGTATCACCAACATTCCCGCCGAGCCGGGTGGCTCGTACCGCCACCGTTTCGACGCTGGCACGCCCGCCCCGCTGACGCTTGCCAAGGGCGACGTGATGAACGGGCAGGTGTCCGGTCAGTTCTACAAGACCATCACGCGCGAAGCCGATGACCTGCTCTATCAGGCGCACACGCTGCACGAGTCTGATTCTCGTCGCGTGGAGTGGGCTGCTCAGACCATCGCCAACGTCGGTCGCCAGCACCGCTACAACATGGGCATCCTCAAGAGCCGTCGCGTGGTTCGCGCGTTGTCTCTGGCTGCTCGCGCCGCGTCCAAGACGATCACCGTGAGCGGCGTTCCTCTGTGGGCGCACAATCAGGGCACGGTCGTTTCGCAGGGCGGTGGTTCGGCCACTCTCGCGACTGCAGTTTCGGCTGCGGTCGGTATCGGCTCTTCCACGTCGCGCGAAAACTCCTTCCGGTGTCTCGAACTGCTCCGGCTCACGCTGGACCAGAAGAACGCTCCGAATGGACCCGGCCAGCGTCTTGCTATTGCCGACTCGGAATTCATGGCGGGCTTGCAGGCGTACGGCAACGAACGCGCCTTCACGACCGACAACATTATCCTGAGCAATGGCAACCTGCAACGCAAGGCGGTCTACCTGCCCGCGTTCGACCTGACCATCCTCGCGACGGTCAACCGCTACACGGGCGACGAAAGCACGCTGCCGTCCAACGGTAACTACGGCGCGGGTGTTCTGCCCGCTACCAACGTCATCGACGGCCCCAGCGCGCTGCGTGCGAACTTCAACCCTACTTCGACGACCGGGTTCCCGGTTCTGCTCGGCATGGTCGCGACCAACGGCGGCAAGGGCGCGATTCACGTCACCGAAGAGAAGCCGATGATGGCTGTGTACGACAAGCACGAACTCGGCCTGTCCGAGACTTTTGCGCTCGTCGGCCAGTGGACGATCGCGCCGCTCAACCCCGAGTGTGCGTTCGCCCTCGAAATCACCAGCAACTCGACCTCGACCCGCACCGCCGTCTAACCAATGGCTTGACGCGGCTGGGGGCTTCGGCCCCCGCCGCTTTGGAGAAAACACCCAATGGCAAATGCCAATTATCAAGACCCGTCTCGTGGGGTTATTTGCAACCCCAACGAGGACATTGCGGCGTTGTGGACGCCCAACCAGCCTTCGGACCCGGCCAATGGTCGGTTCTCGGTTCGGTGCAGCGATCCAGCGTCGCCGACCACGCAGATTCGTATTCGTTTCCGCGACGTGCGGTTGACCGTGACCGATTCACTG